ACGCAGGCAAATGTTATTCAATATATGTACTAGAGGAAACCGAATCTTTTTTACAGGGTGGATTCAATGCTGCCTCAATAGCATACGACCTAGGTAAATTAACTCACTTGGAAGAGCACGGCATTGATGTCGAAAAAATTTAGTGGAAAGCAAAAAAAGTTCTTGACACAAATGTTAAATAGAAGTATAATAGTATTTCAAAAATGAGGAAACCAGATGGGCGACCGATTTTATTTTCAACAACAACAAAGAGGAAAACGCAGAATGGCGTGGGATGACGACAAGAAAGCACAAGCAGTAGAAATGTACGAAGCAGAAAGCCCAACTCCAGAAACATCTATGGAGATTGTAAAAGACATTGCAGACGAGTTAGGTGAAAGCCCTAATGGTGTTCGTATGATTCTTAGCAAAGCTGGTGTGTATGTGAAGAAAGAAGCCGCTACTGGTGGCTCTGCCGCTAAATCTAGTGGTGGAACACGAGTATCAAAGCAAGATGCCCAAGACGAGTTAACCGAAGCTATCAGAGCTATAGGTAAAGAAGTGGACGCTGCTATAATATCTAAACTAACAGGTAAAGCAGCAATCTATTTCACCACAGTACTAAGCAACTAATTTAAACTAGAACCCCCCGTACGCGGGGGATCACTATGCCCGTGAGTTGTAGGAAAGTAAAAGATTTTACACACCTAAACCTAAGGAGCATTGGTGAAAAAGGAAGAACTAGCCTCTCTTGTGAGAGAGTACGGTGATGCAATCATTACTTATCGTAGTGAGAATTCAAGGAAACTGAAGTACAATGTTTGCACGTTGGACTTCAGTACGCCGTATATTCAGAGCAAGAAAAATAGAGCCAAAGAATCTAGCGATACGCTGTTGTTATTCCGTTGGGACACGGACTCTTATCGTCTGTTAAAACCTTTCAATATAACAAGTGTCGTGCCGCTAGCTTCTGTACTAAAGAATGAATCATGATAGATATAACTGAACCTGCTAGCCACTATGAACACGTAGTTCATTATGATGAGGAAAAGCAAGAACAAGTACGACTCACTGTGAACACTTTTAGAGGAGTAGAATACTTACACCTTAGAAAGTACTACATGGATTTCACAGAAGAATGGAAGCCTACTCCTGTTGGAATAGCGTTACCGCTCGACTTTAATAACTCTAAGGAGTTGTTCCGTGCTTTAACTGAAATTATATCCCTTGCTGAGTCTAGGCAAATCATAGAAGAAAACTTTGGTGAGCTAATCAAAGAGATTTATCCAGAGGAAGCCGCAAATAATTCTTGACATTATAGGTAATCTCTAGTATAATATACTTTAATAAATGAGAGAACCTATGACAGAGATAGATTACGCATACAGGAACAAGATAGCCAAACTTTATTACGAAGACGGTGAAAGCCCTCTAAGTGATGAAGAGTGGGATGCTTTAGAAGGCACTGACAAAGACGTTGGTTATACTCCCAGTCGAGGCGTTGACCACATCTTTCCTATGTATTCTTTGAAGAAATCTTTTTCAGAGCAAGAAGTCTTGGATTGGATGGGCGACAAAAATGTTGTTGCTACACCCAAGCTAGACGGTGCTGCCATATCTCTCGTTTATGAGAAGGGGATGCTAGTACGAGCTACCAGCCGTGGGGACGGTAAAACAGGTGTTGACATTTTAAATAATGTACGACATCTTAAAACAGTCCCTTGGAGAATTAACCATAGTGATTACTGTCAGATTGACGGTGAAGTAGTAGCACCAAGTGATATTCCAAATGCAAGAAACTTTGCAGCGGGTGCGTTAAATCTCAAAAGCGAGGATGAGTTCATAGAACGAAGACCTTACTTATTTTTTGTAGTGCATGATATGCGACCAGATGATATGTTTGAATACTGGAGTGAGAAACTTAATTATTGTTACAATCTTGGGTTTTATACAGATACTACAGACCTTGAGTCAAAGAAGTTCCCCACAGATGGCGTAGTCTACAGACTTGATAATCTACAAGACTGGGAGGACGCAGGATTTACTGCACACCATCCACGGGGTTCTATCGCTCTCAAAGAGCAGAAAGAAGGTGAGATAACTTCGCTAAAAGATGTTGAGTGGCACACAGGGAAATCAGGAGTTGTTACACCAGTAGCAATTCTTAGCCCTGTAATGATTGGTGACGCGCTTGTACAAAGAGCAACCCTACATAATATGTCTTACATCGAAGAGTTAGGATTAGAAATTGGTTGCGAGGTCGAAGTCATACGCAGTGGTGAAATTATCCCGCGTATTGTCCGACGAGTTAACTAAAAATAAATCTTGACAATAATCTCAAAATTCTATATAATATACTTTCAATTTCAGAGGAGTCTCAATGCAAGCGATACTAGCCCCCACTACTTGTGGTTCATGCGGTTCTGTACTTGTGTGGAGAAACGACTTACTTTTTTGTGAGGACTCTAGATGTCCTGCACAAATTAGTAAGCAGATTGAGCATTTTGCCAAGACCTTAAAAATCAAGGGACTTGGGCCAAAGACTATAGAAAAGCTGTCAATTACCACCTTATGGGAAGTATATGCGCTTGACTATGATCTTGCACAGATTGCTCTCTCCTCAGATAAACTAGCCTTGAAACTTATAAGAGAAATTGAACATAGTAAGAAAGCTACATTAAACCAATTACTACCAGCTTTTAGTATACCCTTAGTGGGAAAAACCGCAACAGAGAAATTGTCCACAACAATTAGCTGTCTCAATGAGCTTAGCATGGACAAATGTCGTGACGCGGGTCTTGGAGCTAAGACTGCTGAGAGTTTAATGGATTGGTACGAAAATGAATGGATTAATAATTTTGAGTTTTTACCATTTGATTTTAAGTTTGCTAAAGCTAAGGAAAGAGTAGAGGCTATTGGGACAGTATGTATTAGTGGTAAGTTAAAAAGTTTTCCTACTAAGAGTGCTGCAACCACGGCTCTCTGCCTACAAGGTTACAATGTCAAAAGCAGTGTAACAAAAGATGTAACCATTCTAGTTAATGAGAGTGGTATAGAGAGTGCAAAAACAAAGAAAGCCAGAGACTCTGGCGTAACAATAGTAACCAATCTATTAAATTTTTTAGGAGAAACAAATGGCAACATTGCCTAAGTGGACTGATGAGCGTACCGACCAGCTCACTAATTTTGTCGGTGATGAGACTCCGGTCTCTCAAGCTACTGTAGCAGAAGCTGCAGACCAGCTTGACACAACTACACGGTCAGTTTCTAGCAAACTGCGAAAGATGGGTTTTGACGTAGAGCTTGCTTCAGCTAAGAGCGCACGCGCTTTCAGCGACAGCCAAGAAACTACTCTCTCTGCTTTTGTCTCTGACAACAGCGGACAGTATACCTACGCAGAGATTGCATCTCACTTTGAAGGCGGAGCATTTAGTGCTAAGTCAATTCAAGGTAAGATTCTTTCTATGGAACTTACTGACCATGTCAAAGCTGCTCCCAAAGTGGAGACTGTACGAACTTACTCTCCTGATGAAGAAGAGACTTTCGTAGCTATGGTTAATGACGGAGCGTTTGTGGAAGCAATCGCAGAGAAGTTAGACCGTACTGTAAACAGTATTCGAGGCAAGGCTCTTAGCCTTCTTCGTTCCGGCGACATTGACGCTATCCCCCGTCAGGAGCATACAAAAGGCTCTGCAAAGGAAGATCCTTTGGCTGAGTTGGGCGATGTGTCTGAAATGACAGTTGAGTCGATTGCAGAGCAAATCGGTAAAACTGCACGAGGCGTCAAAACTATGCTTACCCGTCGTGGCCTGACAGCGTCAGACTATGATGGAGCTGCAAAGAAAGAGAAAGCTGCTTCCTAAGAAGCGGTAACTTTTGTAGTCAGGACAAGGGGTTGTTCTGGCTACATTTCATTCGGGGGAACTATTGAATTTAGCAAGTGCTTTTCTAAAGCAAGTATTAGAGCTGCAAGACTTTGAGTCTTGGTCAGCCGTGCGTAAGCACTACTTGCCTGCAAACTATCACAGATTATTTTCTGAGATAGACAAGCACTGTGAAAAATTTCATAAGCTCCCTACGTTTGAAGACCTCAAGTTTGAGCTAAGAGATAGTGCCACAAAGGAACTACTCTTTGCCATAGACGGTGTTGAAGTTGACGCAGATGCGTACATGCTTCTTCAGTACCTGAAAAATGAGTATACTCAGAAAGAGATACTACTATCCCTTGAGGACTACGTTGATAACTCTATATCCTTCGAGGATGCAGAGGAATCTGTAGGACACCTACATCAGATCGTTCTTGATATCGAAGACAAAGTAGAGCTTCAAGAACCCCAAGAGAGTATGCAACGTATTCCCTTGTTTGAACCTGATGAGGAGTTAGGAAAGTACCTGCCTCTTGGCCTGAATACCGATAATGACTACGAGATTTCGTTCTCCCCCCGAGACTTAATTCTTGTAGGCGGTCGCCGAGGGGCAGGGAAATCTATCACCTGTTCTAACATTGCTAATAATGTCTATGAATCTGGAAAGTCTGCAATCTATTTCACTATTGAGATGGACAGTCGAGCGATACTGCAAAGGTGTTGTTCGATTGCAACTGCTATACCATTCTCCCGTCTGCGCGCTAAGAATCTTAACGTAACAGAGTGGGAGAGGGTTGCAGCTTGGTGGGCTAACCGATATGAAAATAGTCAAGAGCGACTGGCAGAGTATCGAGAGCATCGAAACTTTGAGCAGTTCCACGATAAGCTAAAATCTACCTGTGAGCTTCACCCCAAGCAACAGCTAGATGTAGTCTATGACCCCTCTCTTACTATTGCAAAGATACGCTCAGAGCTTGATAAAAAAGTTAAAAGCAAGATGGATGTTGGCGTGATTATCGTTGACTACATCAATCAAGTAAAGCGTTCTAGTATACCTTCTCGTGGAGGGCAGTACGATTGGACAGAACAAATAGAAGTTAGTAAAGCATTGAAGAGCATGGCACAGGAGTATGAAACCCCCATATTCTCGCCATATCAAACAGACGCTAGCGGTGAAGCTCGTTTTGCCAAAGGTATTCTTGATGCTGCTGATGCCGCATACTCTATGGAACCATGGAGTCAAGAAGATAATTGTATTTCGTTTAACTGTGTTAAAATGAGAGCAGCCGCTATGCGTTCCTTCACCTCGACCATGGACTGGGAAACTTTAAAGATTGGCCCTGACACTGCGCTAACTCCAACAGAGAAAGCAGATAACGACCAAAAAACTAATGAAGACATAGACGACATGTAGAAAATATATCTTGACACTTATGTCAAAATTTAGTATAATATACTTTCAATTTTCAAGGAGTCCGAATGTCAATTATTCACGGAAGTATGAGACACACTATGAGCGGTAGAAGACGTAAGCAAATTTCCAAAGCAAGACGAAAAGAAAAAGTTATATTTCATACTCTTAACAGAGAAGAGCCTGTTATCAGAGAAACCCCTTACTATCCGTCTGCTCCAATGACACCGTATCGTCCCGCAAAAGACGAGAGGTACAAACAAGAAATATCTAGTAGTTATACAATCGCACCTGCATACAACAAGGGCGCGTACCAAGTAATTAGTGAAGAAAGTATTGAGGATATAGGTAGATAAATGGTAATGGCATTTTTACTGAAGGTATTCATCGGAGGCACAGCTGTTGCTACAGATGAGATGTACTTTCAAAATATAAACAGATGTAACTATTTTGCATACAAAATAGAAACAGGCACATTCAAAGAGAAAAGTTCATCGTACTACACGTACGGTACTAGAGACATAACCGCATATTGTTTACCAAGTATGGTACAAGAGACTACTAAGTTTTGGGATTAAGTCATGGAAACAGAGACAGAGGAGGTATTAGAGTTTATAGAAAGCTATAGAAAACGAGTGCGGGATATGCTTGACCTTAATTCAGATGGTCAAGAAGAAGAATCAGATTACAAACCACATGAAAGGGCTTAATGGAAATAGAACGAATACTACAGGAAAAGAATATATACTTTATGCAGAAGGGCGCGGACTACTTAGTACGCTGTCTAAGTCCTGAGCATGACGACAAAAATCCTAGTATGAGAATTGACCAGATTACTGGTATCTTTAATTGTTTTTCATGTGGTTACAAGGGTAACTTATTTA